TTGCTCATATTTAATCCTCTATTAAACTATTTATAAGGTTTTTATCTTCTTTTCTCTGGTTTTGTTTCTTTTTATTAGGTACTACCTTGTGATTAAATGGCAGGTCTTTATCCCATAATACTTTATGGTATCTAGTTCTTAGTCTCTTTGACTTTTGCGGCGTTCTTATTTTCTTCGCCATCTTCATCTCCATCCCAATTTAATTCTGTCATTGACTTCTGTTTAACTTTTTGATTTTTCTTACCAAAGATGGCATCATAGTTATCCAAATATTTTTTACTCGTCACCTTTGTCTGTATACTGTCTCCAGTTACATCATTCTTTGTTACCAATTGTGTATTACTCCTGACATGATAAAGAAGCATGTTATAAAATTAACTAGTACTATTATAGTTCTAATCAGTGCAATAACATCTGCTTCTTTATTAGATTTACCTTCTTTTTCTCCAAGTGATTTGGCCCAAAGTCTCCAAGCCTTACTTAGTATTCCAAACAATTTCAATGCCTCGGCTAACTAATTCATTTTGGCATTTCTGTTTAATCTTAGGCTTACCATTAGAACTATTGATGTAATCAAACAATTCTTGCTTGGGGGTTGACTTCATATAGAAGTTTTCTGTTTTATTCTTTCCAGTTTTTTTATCTCTTATGGTTTGAGATGGTTTAAATTTTATTGGCATTTTTATATACTCACAAATCTTATATTAGGATATCCTTTCATTATTTTATTACGCTCTTCTACCCAGTGATTTCTCGGAGTAGAATTTTCGTAACCCTTAGTATTTATATATATGTTATCGTGACCCACTCCATCAAAACCTAATAAGTAGATTTCATTGTATAGACCCGATTCACATGCTATTTTCAAAGCTCTTGACCCACTAGATATATCCTCATCTAAAATAGGAATTACTTTATCTTTATCTTCAACGTGTGTAATATAGATAGCTCTTTCTGTACCTCTTATAACACATTTATCTTTTCTTGAATTATAAACTAATGGTAGTTCATACTCTGACTCATACTGTAACATAGTAACTAGATTACCAACTGCTGCAGTAGGTATTGTACTCCACTCATTAAAATAACAAGTATTATCTTTACAATATCCTGACTCATATATAATATGTTGCATGTATATATCAACACATACCAAGAAATCTATATCTTCGTTATATGCACCATTGCATCCATATACATGTGCATCAGGAAATGACTTTCTATAATCCGTATTCTTTCTGGATAATCCATTTCCTAATATAACTGCCTTCATTAGATTTCGCCTACTATATGCTTATAGATATCTTTCCATTTCCAATACCTTGGAATATCACCTTCATAATAAGCATTATGTTCATGAGCCACAAGGATTGAATTAAGACCAAATCTCTTTCCAACTTCTGCATTCTCTACTTTATCTTCTACCCAGAAGCATTCTGTGCCTTCATACTGTTTTAGTACTTCATCTTTATCCGCACCACATGCAAGGTAGATATAATCATCAAATAATTCTTTTCCAAAAAGTAATTCTAAGTTTTGTGTTCTTAATCTTTGAGCATACTTATTATCACTTAAAGATGTAATACAGTGAAACCTATAACCATGTAACATATTAAGTCTTTTCATGTAATAGACTGCATCTCTTAATGGTGGTAAGAAAGCAATTGCGGCAGACTCATTAAACTCTTGAACACATTTCTTACTAAACTCTTTGGTTAAGTTAAATCTTTTTGCGACATTGTATTCGTTATACTTACTTGTAGGATATCCCTTATGGTTCATCCATTGTGTAAATGAATATTCCCAGTCGCAGAGAACTCCATCACAATCTACTAATATTATATTTTCTTTCATCTTTTCTCCAAACATCTTAATGAAAGACCTTCTCCTTGCCATTAATAACAAGGTGGTCTATATGTACGTTTTCTCTTGGGTCCATAATGTTATGTTCTACTAACATATCACATAGTTTATCCCAAGCATCTACATCTTTACTTATTGCTAGTTCCACCATTTCTGGTAGTGGTAATGGTAGATGAACTTCACAATCTTCCTTTCTAACTAATCTTCCTACTATTTTATTTTTCATAATTTTCTCTTTTCTATAGTACTATTATACTACATAAATAGTTGCTTGTAAAGTGTTTTTTTAAATTATTTTTAAAAATTACCATCGGCTCTATCTATAGTTTGTATTACTGGAGTCCCTCTTGACTTCCACATATCAACTACTTGATTTCTATCATCAAACACTAAATCTATTTTACCGAATTCTTTTTCTACAGTATCTGCAGTTTCTGCCTTGAAAAGAGCATCTTGTATGAAACAGTCATCTGGTCTCATAAAGATAATTGGTTGCTCTATTCCAATAAAGTTTTGAATTTGTTGAGTAGTTATAGGTCTTTCCCTATTCATTCTTGCTGTAAAGAATACTACTACATCACCAGCATCGTGGTGTTCTTTGGCTTTATCACAGACCCATTGTATTGGTGTATCATGTATTGCATTCTCTCTAAACTTTACCCAATCTTTTTGTTGAGTGCCGTCTACGAAATGCCTTCTATGGTTTACATCTACAATGGTTCCGTCTACATCAAATACTATAAATTTCTTCTCTTTCATAATACTATTATACTACAAAAGAAAAGAAATGTAAAGTGTTTATTTAAAATATTTTAATAACATTTCAAGTTTATCGTGATATTCTGCCATTAACCCTAGTTCTTTTTCTAGTGTTTCCATTTGGTCTGAATGTTCGCCAACAGATACTTGATTACTTAAGATGATTTCGGCATTCATTTTATGTTTTTCTGCCTGTGCTTCCATATACTTCATAGAAGTCGCTACCATTTGGTCTCTAAAGTTTTTCATATTATTATCTCCCGAATATATTTTCCATGAGTTTTTCTTTTTGATACTGTTTAATAGTATCCCATAATTTATCAGTCCAGTTATCTCTGTGCTCGATAAAAACTTGTGGGTCTTCATTATCTACTGCAATCATAATTACTAATTGAGTAATAGGAACCCCTGTTCGTTCTTCCCACATAATTGCATACGCTGCACATTGTAAGAAGTATCCAGTAATCCATTCTTTCTTTTTAGGTTTACGGGAAGTTTTATAATCAACTATTGAATTTACACCATTCCATACACCAACACAGTCTACTCTACCAGCTAGTCCTAAGTGTGTAGAATATAAAGGTGCTTCTTGAGCATATACTTTATCTAGGTTATTATCTAGTATGTGTTTTACATCTTGAAATGATTGAATAATATGTGGCATATAACCTTCGGTATAGTTCGGATCATTATCTACATACTTTTCAAGTATCGCGTGGACGGCTGTACCTCTTGAAGAAGCAACTCTACTAATCTTGTTTGCCTCTTCTTCCCCTACTCGCGCTCTCCACGCTTGTATGGCCTCTCTACTTAATATAGAAAGAACAGTTGTAACACTGGGAAGTTGGTTACCGTCCGGCGTCTTATATACCCTTCCTTTCCCTTCGGAAGTGGTCGCTGTTAAGTCACTATAACCTAAATCAACTGGTTCATGTATAAAATTCATAATTTCCCCTGGTCTACTAAGTCTTTTGTCATTAAGAAATCTCGCACTAGGCCTGACCTTACAATGTCATTCCAAGTAAAATCAATAATATCAAAGTACTTCATGTGTTTAAGAATGTAAAGGAAACCATTAAGGCCTTCTTTATCTTTCTCCGTTTTAAAATCTGATTGGTAATGGTCACCACATACTAGAATTTTAGTATTATTACCAAGTCTTGTTATAACCGAACATAATTCGTGGTAGTTACAATTCTGTGCTTCATCAATTATAATGATTGCATTCTGAATAGTTAATCCCCTTATATAAGAAGTTGTTAAGTATTCAATGCTTTTCATTGTAACTAACTTATCCCATGCAGTAGGGTCTTCAAATAGTTCGGTTGTAATTGCCTTATATGGTGCCTTATAAGCTTCTTCTTTTTCTTCCTGAGTGCCTGGTAAGAATCCCATATCTCTAGTCGGTACTGCTGACCGAACAAAGATTATCTTTTCATAGTTCGAACTTTTATCCAAGACTTCTTCTAGTGCCAGATAAGATGCAATGAATGTTTTACCCGTACCTGCTGCACCTATGAGAGCCAGATTCTGGCCTGACTTATAAGAATCAAATACTTTCTTTTGATTTGCAGTAAGAGGTTCTCTTGTGTGTAGATGTTCTAGTCTTAACTTTGCTGGTAGTTTATTCATTTTGTTTTAATGTTCTTATGTAATGATTTAGGAATATTTGATTTAATCTTATCCTGTACTTCTTTCCAGCCATCACCAGCCTTCTGTAATGCTCCTTGAGTACCTTTAGATACGATAGCAGGTGCACCTACTTTTTGTACATTTTCTGGATTATCTTTTAAATATTCTTGTAAAGAAGCCCAACTCATAAAGACTGTTTCCACATCTTCACCAGTTTTTTTATTTATGATATCATACAGAGGCATAATTAAACCACTCTGGTATATTTCTTTTAGTCCAATCCATTTTGAATCTCTCTTGTTTTGTGTGATAAAAATTTCTATATGATTGTACAGCATCGGTGCCACCTAAACCATGTACTACACATTCTGGGTTTGAACCCATTGCAAGTTTGAAGTGTGTTCTACCACCTGCTCTATTAATATTGTTTGGCATTGTTTTTAATATATTTCTTAATTTAGTATCGGTTGAATGTACTTTACCATACCTATATGTATACTCGTCACAAAGGGCAATAAAATGGTCATAGTGCCAAGAATAATTACAACAAGACTCGCGAGACCATACTGTACATGGATGGTTATGATGAACCGCCTTGTATAGTATATCTTCTCTTATGTCGGAAAGTTTGTAATATTTTAGAATTCTTTTACCTGACTTAGATGGTCTTTTTTCTATAGTGCCATCAAGCATTCTATGGACTGTAGATAACATCTGTGCTGATTCTACAATCATTTTTACTACGTGTTTGTCACACTGGTCTTGTGCTGCTTTGATAGGGTCTTCGTTTAAAATAAATATATTCATAGTATAATTTGGTTTACTTTTTTCTTTATATGAGTACTATTATACTATATATTGAATGAAAAGTAAACCCCTTTTTAAAATTAATTTCGCAAAGGGGTCACTTCATAACCTCCTACTTAACTGGCTTGCTGCATAAATCGAATTGTTTCTGTTATATAATCTGCTTTCTTTTGCATCTTATATGCCAAATCTGATTTACCTTTCTTTAATAATCTCTTCTGATAGTATAATGTCTCACGTTTATCACGCTTTAGACGTTCAATTTCTTTACTCATAAACAGCTCCTTAAAATAAGTTGAAATTAAAACCATCATATAAATCACTCTACTTCGTTATCAAACCAGGAAATGCATCCTGACAAAGCTTCTTAGTGATGCCAGTAAACTTCATCTTCTTGTCTTTCGCCAATACTAGCATTTCAGCCTCTGAAGCATGTAAGGACTCCAATAGCTGAATAAACATTGTTTCTCTTTTAATAGGGTTGACTGCGCGGCCAGTTGGGCCGTTAAAGAAAAATTTAAACTTAGTGTATCTTTTCTCTAATCTGGAAATGTTTTTACCCATAGGAGCATCGTCAGGCTCATAAGGTGGTGGGCCTTTGGGTAAGAGACAAGTAATTGTCTCGTCATAGTTAATTCTAATTAAGTCCTTCATTGCTGGACTTTGATTTGCTCTTAGATAAGCAACTCTTTCTTTTTTAGTTTTTAATTTACTTGCTTCAGTAAATATCTCACTTAGTAATCTTTTCATTGTTGTAAAATTCCTCCACTACTTCAATCAATAATTTGCATCTTTTCTTAATAAGATAATTCAGAACTTTCATCCTCATAGGAAGTTTCTGTTCGTTATAGTTATTTATAATACTTTCTTGAATGTCCTCAGGGATTTCAGTTAAGTCTATAAGTTTTTTATTTCTTTGATAATTTCTAAATAACTCTTCTGGCATAATTCTTCTTAGGTCTTCTGCATTATTTATCCATTCATCAATTCTAGTTTGTCTTAGTGGTGTTTGTTTTGCACCTTCCGTAATAAAGGTATCATCATTAGATAATACATTTGGAATTCCATCACCACCATCGCCTCTAAAGATATGATTCCAAAGATATGTTACTGGATTTTCATCTAATACTTGTTTCTTTTGAATAGGTGAGAATTGTTTAACATTCTTATATCTCTGTAGTTGAATAAAGTCTTTATCTGATGAAACAATCATTACTGGTTCATGTTGACCAAACTCTTGGGTTTGCATGGCAAGAGTACCGATGATATCATCTGCCTCACAACCTTCCATATGTAATACTTTATAAGGTAAGTTCTCAGCAATCTCTTCTCTTACTAGATTAAGGATTCTAAAGATTTCATTCCAATCAGTGCCCGTATCTTCACTACGACCCTTTCTACGATTTGCCTTATACTCTGGAAAGTACTTTCTTCGCCAAGTATTCATGCCGTCAGCACAGATTACCATCTGTCCGTATTCATCACGGTATCTTTTATTATACATTCTAATACTGTTCAGTATCATATGCCTTATCATATCTTCATCATTTAATTTTTGCACTATGATGTTTGATAGTGCGATCTGACTATAATCAAGTAGTATCATTATCTGGTTCTTCTTCCTTAGGCGACGATTGTGCCTGTTGCATTTTTTTAATTTTAATATAGAGTTTATCCATATCTTTCTGTAAACTATGGGGTAAGTCAATGTATCTAAGTAGCATTGCATAAATCATATTTGCAATTACAAATGCATCTCTACTTTCACAATATTGTTCATCACGAATATCAAAGCCTTCTAACCAGCCTAAATCCATATCTAATACTTCATACTCTATCATATTTAATAAGTGCTGAGATATTTCCATAGATTCTTGTGTGATAGTATCAATCACTGATGGATGACTACCATCTGAGTCTATTGTTATTTCTTTTCCTGTCGGAAACTGTATTAACTTTCCCATAATATGTATATTATACTACAAATCCCTCTGCTTGTAAAGTGTTTTTTATAAGTTTTTTACTGCATTTCCGCCTAGTCTTATCTGAATGATACCATTATAATAGTCATCAGTTAGTAAAACATCTCGGTCAAATTGTTCTTTGGCTTCTAAATATGCACATTCACCCTTGGTCTTACATAGATGTAATATCTCTCTGGTAAAATTATCTTCACCATATTTATCAATGTCTTCCTGTAAGTGCTTACTAGAGCCCCAGTATTTTCTCCAATCAGATTCAACAAGAAGTCTTTTACGGCGCTTTCTTGTTTTTGTTATTGGTAGAGTTTTCTTGCTCCAAAAGAATTTCTTTCCAACGTATTTCTGATTGGTTGTTTTGTTCGTTATCAGATAAACAAAACCGTACGCGTCTTCGTGACTGAAGTCCTCTGGAATTTGCCATTCTTTGTCTTGATAGTGCCATACTGTACTCATACTCTTATTTAGTAGTTAAAATTTAGTTCTGTAGTTTCTTCTTCTTCGGTCGCTGTACCACATACTGGGCAAAAGACCGGCTTAGGTTTATCTTCACCTAAGAAATGAATTTGAGTTTTTGCATAACACATCTCGCAGTTGTGAGTATACCAATGGGTAGGTTCGTGTGGATTATGCATTATTAGATACCCATTCTTTTAGTTCCTGAAATCCTCCAATATTATCTTCAGCTATTCTTACTTGAGGGAAAGTTCTTGCCTTAGGAAATGTTTTAAATAATGTATCTCTATCAAAATCTTTACCTAAAGACTTGTAAACGTAATCTAATTTATGTTCAGTCGCTAGGTTTACTGCCATAATACAGTATGGACAATTAGGTTTGCCATATATTTCTATCATTGTACTACTCCATTTATTACCCAAAATGATAACAACATAAAACCAAACACTGCAACCTGTATAATTGCGG